CCCACTCTTGCCTGGTTGGAAAAAATCACTGGATTAGATTTACAAAACAATATGCTGGGCACCACAGGCAAAGCACCCACATCAGGTGACTTGGATGTGGCAGTGGATCAAGCCAACACAACCAAAGATCAATTGGCAGACAAATTGAGCCAGTGGGCCATACAGAACAAACAAGATCCTAAACTGTGGGTTAAGAAAAGCGGAATATCAGTTCACTTTAAAACTCCCATCAGAGGCAGTGCCAAGAATGGATATGTACAAACAGATTTAATGTTTGGTGATCCAGGCTGGATGCGTTGGAGTTTACAAGGTGGTGAACCTGGATCGGAATACAAAGGTGCAGACAGACACGTGATGATGGCTTCTATTGCCAAGCCACTTGGATACAAATGGAGTCACAAAGCAGGACTGTTGGACAGAGAGACCAATGAAGTGATCACAAAGGATCCCAACAAGATTGCTGAATTACTTTTAGGTAAAGGCGCCACAGCCAATGATCTCAACACTGTGGAAACCATACACGCAAAAATTAAAGGAAGATCTGATTACGATCAACTGGTGGCTGATGTGAAAGATTCATTTGCCAAGATGGGTAAAACATTGCCTGAAAGTATTACAGGTCCAATCAGTTGGTTCAGAACAATGATCAACAGATTGAAAATATGAGACTGGTAGAATTCAAAGAAACAGATAGAAAAAATCTAGCATTAAAAGAATCAAGAATTCAACACGCAGAAGATTTAATTTTCTGGGAAGGCTCACGTGGTGCGTCAAGAGCCATTCAACAGTTGGAGCAACTGACCAAGAACACACAATCACTCACAATCAAATGGGATGGTTCACCTGCTGTGGTGTTTGGAAGAAATCCCAACGGAGAATTCATATTCACTGACAAAGCAGGCTTTGTGGCAAAAAGTTATGATGGCAGAGCAACCAATCCAGAAGACTTAAAAGGTGTAATCACATCTAGAGGCAAAGATCCTACAAAGAAAAAAGCACAGGCACAGTATGCCGCCAAGATGGCTTCAGTGTTCAACACTGTGGCAGAAGCAGTGCCAGAAAACTTCCAAGGATATTTTGTGGGAGATATGCTGTATTTTCAGACTCCTAAAAAAGCAGGCAACAATTTTGTGTTCAAACCCAATGTGGTTGAATACAGAGTGAATGTGAACAGCGACATAGGAAAAAAGATAGCACAAAGCAAAGTGGGAGTGGTGATACATCACACCATGACTGAAGATGGAAAAATACTACCCATCAAAGATTTAGACATGATTCAAGGTTCAGTGTTGGCAATACCACCAACCACTGTGAACAAGAAAGAATCAATTCAAGTTAAAGGGTTGGATCAATTGAAGTCATTGGTACAAAACAGTGGAGCAGACATTGACAAACTGTTGAACAAAAACAAATTGACTCAGATGAAATTGACAGATATGCCCAACATATTGTACACCTATACCAACAGCAAAGTGGACACAGGATTAACAAGACTGGGAGAAGATTTTATACAATGGTTGCAGAACAGTTCTGTGAGTGCACCTAAAAAAGCACGTATCACAGAATATGTGAAAGGCAACATGACAGCATTCAGCAAACTGTGGGTTTTGGTTGGCGGAATAATGAAAGTGAAAGACAACATCATACAACAGTTGGACACAGCACAAGGAGATATCTCAGCCACCATCAATGGAAAACCAGGCGGAGAAGGTTATGTGTTGGGTTCACCAGAAGGCAACATCAAATTGGTCAACAGATCCGGCTTCACTAAAGCCAACAGAGCGATAAATAGATAAGGAGAACACAATGAAAGCAAAAGAGTTTATAAAAGAGTTTAGAGACATTGACCCAGCAGACGATCCAAATGCGGGTATGGACAAAGAATTCAAGCAGGATTCCATATTCAATCAATTGGGCAAGATATTGGACAGTAGAGGCAATCCAAATCCATTAGACACAGTTGTGACTGATGATGGCAAAAAGTTCAAAGTTTCTATGAATCAAGCCACAATGTTGAGAAGATTGTTGACTGCTCCAAGTGTAAAACCACAAGTTAAGGCACAGTTCACAAAAGATCTACAACAGAGTCAAACACTTGAGAAGTTTTTACAATCAAAAGACATGGTAGAGTTGTTTATCTCTATGTACAACGTAGAACAATCTGAGCCAAGTCATTACGACAAATTCGACGATTAACCACAGGATTTGTCTGTTCAAATTATGACGACAAAACTTACAGAACCAACTGAAAACACATTGGATTTTTTGAGTTCATTGTTTGAAGCACGTATGACTCGTGACTCCGGTGACCACAAGGTGCTCACTTACACGGATTGTTCAGAGAGATTGTATCTCACACTGTTGATACTGCAACTGCTTAATCAATATCCCACATACAGACAATTGGCATCCAAATATGCTAGAGACACCAAACATTCAAACTACAACAGATTCAGAATGTATTCAACTGACCTATACAATTTTGTGTATTTTGTGACAGGCGATGATGAAGCATTAAACAAGTTGAAAGATCCAGAAGGAGCCAAGGCAATGCGTAAAAGAACATCATTCCCCACAATGGCATTCAACAGGTACATCATGGCTCTTCAACAGGGTTTGATTGCTCCCAGCACCATGCAGGTGTTCTTAAACATTGAAAATGGATTGCGTATTGTGAACACAGATTACAAAGCCATCAGACGAAATCTTTTTCAATTCAGCACAATCACTGAACGTGAGAAACAGAATTTGGTAACCAGACTGTTACACGCGGCAAGAGCCAAACTGAGAAGTTCAGACATCATAGAGCATCTTGAAAAATTAGCATCTGATCGCAATCTAGAAACAGGCAGAGTGGATGATAGAGAACCCACAGTCAGCACACCAGACATCAGCACACAAGGCAGAGATCTTGCCATGTACAGATACTTGGTGGGAGGTTCTAACATTGTGGCAACCAAACGTTTCATAGACTTGGCACTGGCTGGTAAATCAATTCCCAGCAGTGTGGTTCAAGCCTATCTACCTGCAATCAAATTGATTGATGATATTGTTAAAGCAGGACCATCTCATGTGAGTGTGCTTAAGGCATTACAAAAACGAGCCCAAAAGAGCCGTAAATAATATAGTAGCACACAAATCTTACCAAAAATCGCTAAATATCTTTAACCAATCCACTGAGCGTGGATGGCCATTAAAAAAGAGAAAAAAGGAGAAAAACAATGGCGGCAATATCAAACTCTGCTTCAGTAAAAAATGGTAACGGTTTAGGTCCAAAAACTTATATCTTTACTATCACTACTGGAACAATCACAACAGCGGCGGCTATCGCCTTAGCAACTACAGACTATGGTTTAACAATCGTAGGCGTATCTGACTTCGACCAAGCAACTTCATACGTTGCGGCTCAGGGTGCTAACTTACATCACACTGACAACGATGGTTTAGAATCAGAAGGCGGCGTTGCTTTAACAGTAACTTTTAACCAAGCGTAATCGTTAGGTTAGAACGAACACGAAAAGAGCGTTCAGGAAACTGGACGCTCTTTTTTTATGACATATAAGTAAATGTGCTAGGAACAACGGCACATGAGATACAAAATATTATCACTACTGGACATCACAAAGACCATGGCAAGGCGCAATCGTTCTCAAGACGACAAAGCAGTTGATCAATATGGCAACTACATGACATTTGAAAATTCACTTCAATTGCGATCCAATGTGAATATTGTGGCAGGTCCTGTGGCTGATAAAATGGACATCAGCAATTTGAAATTTGGTGATGCTTACAAGGGTGAACACACAGTTTGGACCACAGTGATAGAACCAGATTTTCCAGATGCTGTGAAACAAGAATTCTTAGAAGAAGACTTTGATCTGATACCCATGATCATAGGACTAGATGAAACCATCAACATCAAAACTGGTGTGTTCAGAACCACAGATCCAGACTACACCAACATTCTGTTCATTAAACAGATAGATAATGAAGCATAGAACAGTATAAATAAATGTATAAGGC